TTCATGGTATTATTCCTTTAATTCTGGGAAACTATCGGATTTATCTACTGGCGTCAAGTCCCCCCAGTTTGCCCCTAGCGATATGTCGCTAGGGGTAGGCACCTCAAGTTCTACCGCAGATTCCATTATTTCGCAGAGGTCCCAGGCCTCTTTGACCTCCGTCACCGAAAACGCAAGTTCGTCGTGGATCTGGACGAGTGGCACCTTTCCCCTCTCCCGGTAGACCGCTGCCATCGCGGCCTTTGACTGATCGGCTGCGGACGACTGGATTAATTTATTCAAGCTTTTGAATAAATATGCCCGTTTGATATTATCCCCGTATTCGAGGTGCGCCTCTTCTTTTGGAAGGGCGCGAGCGGAAACGAAGAGGTTTGGCTCCCACAGGTCGAACCGGCACTTGCGGCCAAGCAACGAGCGGACAAACCCGCCTTTATCACGGTGGGCCACTTTCCGTTGCACGGCATCCATGAGTTCCTTCACAAACGGCACGTCTTCGTGGTACTGGCGCATGAGCCGTTTGGCCTGCTCCGGTGCCACATCCAGTTGCTCCGCGAGCCGTGTCTGCCCCATCCCGTACATGATACCCAGGTTGATGGTCTTGGCGGAGGCGCGCGGGATGTTGGCGATGTCGGCGACCATCTGGTGGAAGTCGGTCTTCGGATCGGTGCGGTATGCCTTGACGAAATCGTCTGCACCGGTCAGGCCCCGCTTTCCGACTAGGCTGGCGAAATGCACCAGTATCCGAGGCTCCTGCTGATCGAAATCAATCGACGCCCACTGCTCGCCCTCCTCGGGAAGGAACAGCCCCCGTATCTTTCTAGCCATGTCTGGATTGCGGGCAGGAATCTGTTGCAAATTAGGATTGGACATTGAAATGCGCCCGGTTACCGTCCCTCCACCATCCGACCGTAGCTGGTTGATATGGCCGTGTATTCTTCCGTCCTCTGTATAGCGCGTCATGCTGGACAGGAAGGTGTTGCCCACCTTGTCGTATTCCCGCGCCTCGGCAATCTTCTGGGCTATCGGGTGCTCGTGCTGAGAGAGGAAGTTCTTGGTAAAGCTAGGAAGTCCGGTCTTGGTTCGGCCATAAGGGATATCGAGATGGTCAAAGACCTTGGCGATGGAGGCTGCGGCCCACAGTTCGAACGACAGCCCTGTCTCCTTCTTTACCTCGGACTTGATGCCCTTGACGACCGTGATTAGTTCTTGTTTTAGCCGCTCGGCGGAATCGAGGTCCACCCGGATGCCCTTCCACGTCATTTCAATGCACAATGGTAAGACGGAGGTCTCCAGTTCAAAAACCTGCCAGAGATCTTCCTTGGTCAGTTCAATTTTGAATACCTGCCAGAGATCGAGCGTAAGCTGGGCGTCAGCCTCCGCGTACTCTCCGACAAAGCAGGCGGGCAGCTTGTATAGCTCACCTTTGGGGTCCACACCGAACTCTTGTGCGGCTTCCCGGAGAGCGGCCTCGGATTTCATAAGACCCATGTATTCGTAGGACACGGCGTTTAGCGAGTAACTGAACCGGTTCTCGTTAAGAAGCGGTGCTGCCAGCATGGCGTCGATCCACTTACCCTTGAGGTCGATACCAAGGCGCTTGAGCCAGCCCACGTCATAAGCGGCGTTGTAGAAGATCTTATCCGACGGGTGGTTCGCTATCTCCTTCTGGAACCAGCGCATGACGATGCCCCGGTCGAGGTTTCCACCACCTTCGTGGGCAATGGGCAGGTAGGCGTTAAAACCTTCGTATGCTACGGCGAACCCGACGACATCTCCGTGCCCCGTAGCCCAACCTGGACCGTGGGACTTGAGCCGCGGGTCTTTGGTCTCCAGGTCGATGGCAATTTCTGTTATGCCGCTAGGGGTGGGCGGTAGCTGCTCAATGGGCACCCATTCGGTTTTCACGCCCCATTTAGGCTTCTGTAGATTATCTTTCACGGCTTGACCGGTCCAAAGACTACGTTGTTGATGGCATCGTAGTCCCTACCGAAGTCCAGGGTCATCGTAAAGTCTTCTCCCGCCTCGGCGCACTGGTAGGCCACGGCAGCGTATCCAGCACCGTCAACGTAGTCGTCACGGTTAAGGGTCCCCAGCTTACGTCGGGCCACCTTCATAAGCTCCATCATGTTTGCAACGTCGGACGCTTCAAGTTCGTCCTTGTTAAAAAGGTAGGCGTTCCACAGTTGCGCGATGTTTCTGTGGTTTTCCAGCATGGACCCGTGGGTGCTGGCCCGTTCTCCGCCCACAACCTCCAAGGCCGTCTCCAAGACTTCTTTCGCCGTCATCGTCTCTCTCCCTTTAAAATAATGCGCCTGCACCGGCAATCATGCCTCCGATAAAAAGCATCACGAAATATTCCCAACCCATCCGGCTCCCCCAGTTTTCCTTGCGCGCCAAGCGCTTCCAGATCTTCTTCAATGCATTCTTCATACCGCCCATCCTCGCTGCGAATCTTCCGGCATCTTGAGAACGAGATTTTGCTTCGCTCTCGTCACGCCAACGTACAGTACGCGGTGGGCGTCGTCAGGGTTCTTCTCCATCTCTTTCAGGGCTTTTCCGGATAGGTCCATAAACAACAGGACGTTGTCCGCCTCACCGCCCTTTGCCCCGTGGATCGTGGACAGTTTGATTCTGGGCTTCTGGAATATGTCTATGCCCCGGTTGAGGAGTGCCGCAGCATAGGCGCGGTCCTCGTCGCCTATGCGGTCGAGTGCCATGTCCCATGTGGAGTCGGGCGTCTCCAGACCAAAGTGCTGGCGCAGCACGGCCATCGTAAACAAATCCTGTTCGTCTGCCCCGCCAAGCATTTTTTTTGCTCCGCGTTTCAGGCGTCCTTCCCCGCTGGACATGTGGTCATACAGGTTGACGGCGTCCTTCAGGGAGATCTCGTGCCCAGGGCTTTGTTGCAGATGATTCCATGAACTGATGGCGCTCCGGATGGTTTTTTTGAGGGAAGGGGATCCCTTGCGTTCAAAATAGTGGCCGCTGGAGGTCAGACGGGCCGAGAGGCCGTCAAGCATGTAATTAGCCTGCGCGAGAATGAGCCATTCGTCGTCGCCGAATGAGACCGTGCTGGCGTCGTAGGTGCGCTCTACGCTTCCTTCCTCCGGCCTCGGCATCCATGTCTTCTTTTGCCTGCTGTGGATGCGCTGGACTACGGAGTCCGCAACCTTGTGGACGCTCCGGGGAATTCTGTATGACTGAGAGAGCACCTCGGAGCCGCCGGGAAGTCCGACAAAGTGGTTAATGTCGGCCCCGGCCCACCTGTAAATGCCTTGGTCATCGTCGCCTGCAACGAACATACGGTCGCTGCGGTCGTTCAGGTGGTGAGCTACTTTCCATTGCAGCGGGGTAAGGTCTTGAGCCTCGTCAAGGAAAACCGCCTTGAGAAAGGGTATATTTCCCGGCTTCTCGGAAAGATCCACCATCATGTCGGTGAAGTCTTTGAGGCCGTTCAGGTATTTAAAGCGGTCGTATTCATGGTAAAGGTGCTCGAATTCATAGAAGGGGATAGGAAGCTCCATCGCGTTGTAGGCGTATGGCAGACCTTCCAGTGTATTACGTGCCAGATCAAAACCCCGCATGATAGGGTTGTTTGATTTCATCAGCGCAAAGCCGTCGTCGGATACGTGCTCAAAACCGGCCAAAGACAGGTCAAAACCGGCCTGCTGGCCAAACTTTTTTAGTTCCTTGTCTCCCAGAATTTCTGGTCCGCTCAGGCCAAGAACCTGGAAAGCTAAACTGTGCAGCGTGCGGAAGTATAGGAAGCTCTTATTCGGATCGAGACTGAACCTTGCTACGGCCCGGTCTCGTGCTTCGTGGGCCGCTTTTCGTGTAAACGCAAAGTACCCTATTTCGTTAGGTGCCATGCCCCCTGCCAGCAAGGTGTCCACCTGATTCAGGAGGGTTGTTGTTTTCCCAGTTCCGGGGGGTCCAAAATATCTAAACATTACCGGGTCCGCAGTGTTTCGATACTAAAGACATCGATTTCATACCCAAGAATCCCCAGAAGTTTCTCAACTCTGTATATGGACAGATGCCGACCGGCGGCGACGTTCTCATATTCGGCGACCGTGCGCTGCGGCATCCGCGCCTTGTATGCCAAGTCCTTCTGCGTCAAACCGGCCTCCTGCCGAAGATCCTTTATTACTTTGCTCCAGTTAAGTTTCTCGGTCGTCAAAATGGAATCTCCTCTTCTTCAAACCGGGATCCGAAATCCTCGTCGATTTTTGCGAATGCCGGTATCGACCAGCACCGCACGGTGCGCCCCTTGATTCGAAACTGCTCTGCCTTGCCGTCTATGTCCCGAAGCCGTTGCGCTATCTTGTTGGACCGGTATTCGAAAAACTTATTGCGCTTCAGAAAAGCTTCAAAGTCCTTGAGCCTGAAGTACGTGCGGCCTTCTTCCTCATCGGTCCACGGGCGGCGAAGAAGTATCTCCTCTCGGTCCATCGCGGACTGCATGTGCGTCGAGAATTCCTCTAGCATGTCGTAGAATTGTCCGCGCAGACTGGTGTCATCGGACGTGGAGATCACCGCGCCCTCGGTTCCCACCATTTGGCCCAATAGGCCGTGCATCTGCGCTTCCCAGGCCTGACGGGTGATGGTGCGTGGCATAAAGTTTATCTGCTCCATACACAACATTTGAAATCGCGGCTGCTTCTGTAGACCTTCGGTGTCTAACTCAACCGGGCTTCCGTTTACGTCTAGAAACCACAAAGGCGGCTCGCTGTCGTATTTTCGGAGGTTGGCTACGGTAGGCGTGTTGGCCCCGCCGCCCACGCCATGTTTCCGGCTGCGGCACAAATCCTTGTTGCAGAAATTGCAAATGGGCTGGTCCCCGCACTTGTACTGGTAGTCTTTCTTTTTTATCTGGTCCGCGACAATGTTGACCTCTTTAAGGTCTAAAGGGGGCTCCATGATGGTTTGGTTGTAGTCCAGAATCTTTGTTTCCCAGTCGTCGGGATACGCTTTCCGAAGGTACACGCCCAGATTGAATAAGCCATTGTTCCGTGTTCCCTCGGGAAAACCCTGTCTCATCAGGGCCTGTAGGCACGGGGGGCCGTCTTTAAGTCTTTCGTCTACGGCTGGGGCTGCTTTGGATAGCAAGCCGTCTAACTGGTCCTCGGTTATTGCGGCTGCTTCGGCTTGGTCCAGAAACTCAACAAGGGTAGCGGCACTCCCGTCTTTGTTGAAGGCGTACCGCAGCCCTCCCTCGTGATCAAAATACGGGAGGTTTAAGAAGTTGCCGTTATCGCCCCTCTCCAGAACCAGTTTTACCTGCTTTGGGAAAATCTCGCATCCGCCGTAACCTATCTCGGCAGCTACTTCCTTTAGTTTAAGCTGCACCTTCTCCGCTTCGATAAACTCCTTGAAAAACAGGTACAGGTGCGCGCCGCCGGATTTACTCCGGCAGACCACCAGGGGGATTTCCAAGCGGGTCAATTGCTTCAGTATGCCGCCGTGGTCCAGCGGGTACTGGTCGATATCAATAGCGCCCCATAAGCAGGAATTGTCCTCGTTGATTGGCACAACGCCTATGCTTGCCACACCGCCTAAATGGGTTTCGTAAGTGGCAAAGGTCCGTGGTTCGTGGATAAATTTATAGACGCCCTTTTGCTTGCCCCGAGCGTCTTTTGTGGTTAGGTCCAAGGCACCGTAGGCCCGGTTCAAGCCACGGAAAAGCCGTGCAAATCTTTCTATTTCTTTTTTCATAGCATAAAAAGGGGGCTCCCCCTAAACGACAGGGCGCCGTTCAGGGGGCTCCGCTCCAAGGTGCCTAGAAGGGTGTGTCTTCGTTAGAGGAGGCTTTTTCGTCTTCCCTGACGTGCTTCACGTTCACCTGTCCCGCTTGGATGGATTCGGCAAACAGCTTGGCTTCTGCGTAAACTAACGGGTCCGATACCACGCTGTCTTTTGAAATCTGCCAACCATGCCACGAACCGTTCTTGTTTTCTTCAGGAACGGTTTCGAGTTTCCATATATGGCCGAAACGCGGAGGTGTAAAAAGACCGCCCTTTGAATCCTTCATTTTCAAAGACCGCATTGCAGAGTTCCACTGCTTCGACTTTTTAAACTGCGTCGATTTCATGGGCAGTAGTGCCTGCTGGGTTATACCGTCTTCGTCAATAATGAGGACGTAGTGTTGCGCGGTGCGTTCGAGATAGCGTCCGTTGCCACCGACGACGTAATCCTTGTTGTCGTCGCCGCGCTCTGTTGCCGGAATGTCCTCTCCCGCACCGTAAATCTTGTGCGGGGCTCCGGTTCCCGTGCCGCGTGGTTCCCACTCAATGTACTGTAGCGCATAAGCGCAGTTTATGACGGTGACGCCGTCCTTACCCTTTACGATATCCTTGGTGACGGTGTTGTAGATATCACCGGCTTTGGCGTCGGGCAGATCCTCCAGTTCATCTGACATCTTCTGCAAAACCTTTAAAAAAGGGATTGCAAGATCTTCGGATCCAAGATCGCTTACGCCGATACCTGCGTCGGCTGCAAACATGCTTTCCTGCATGACTGCAACGCCAGAACTCTTTTTAGCCATTGATCGTGCCATAATCACTTACTCCGTTTGATAGTTGCTCGTTGAGATATGAAAGCCCCGAATAAATCCAGCGGGATGGGGTCGCCCGCTTCTACTCGTTCGCGGAGCCAAGCCTTCAAGGTCATTGGCTCGACCTTCTCTAACTGGCTAGGCGTAAAACCTTGCGAACCGCAAAGTCCCACAAACTCTTTAGCTATAGCGTCTTCACCGCGACCAAAGGTAACGGTCACATTGTTTTTTACTAGGTCCCCAAACTCATGGTCCCGGAGCCATTGGAACGCCTCGTCTTTTCTATCGCGAGGGATGGACGCGGCGTAGAGGGGCTTGACGGAAATTTCTGCCCCGTCAGTCAACGTAAACTTCTGCAACCCCATTTCCTCAAGGGCCTCCGGCAGTTGCTCGTCGGTGATCTTATGTAAGGCCTGCTTCTTGTCTTTGAGAAGCTGTTCGGCGTCGGATATTTGCCGCTCCAGATTGCCCGCCTCGGTTGCCAGCCTGGACACACCGTCGAGCTTGCCGGAATCCAAGGTGTCCAGTTTGTCGGGGGCCTCCCCGGAGTCTGATTCCATTTCGGATAATAAGTCGTTCATCATCTTTTCTTTCTCCTGATCTCTGTTCGGCGGTTGACTTAACCGTCAAGCATCGTTATATGGGTATATCTCAGGCGATGCAAGAGAAATCTTTTGACCAAATTTGTTTTTAAAACGCAGCCCTACGATCACCAGCGCGATGCTTTCGACATCAGCGCGGAAAAGATCAACTTCGCCCTGTTCATGGACATGGGCACGGGGAAGACGAAGGTGGACATTGACTCCATCGGGCACTGCTTCGAGAAAGGGGTTATAGACTTTGCCCTTATAGTAGCACCCAAGGGAGTCATCCGGAACTGGATACCAGAAATCGAGGCGCATTTACCGGATCGGATTGAGCGCGAGACAGTCCTGTGGAAGCCGAGCCTTACGAAGGCTCACCGCAAGGAGTTGAAGGATCTCGCCGAGAACACCGGGAAGCTCAAGTTCCTCCTGATGAATATCGAGGCGTTCTCCACGAGGAAGGGCGTCGATGTTGCGGAGTTCTTCGTAAAGAACTTTAAGGTCTTTATGACCGTGGACGAATCGACCACGATCAAGAACCGTCAGGCCAAGCGGACTAAAGCCATTTGCGCCGTGGGCCGTGGTGCGGTGATGCGCCGCATTCTGACGGGCTCACCGGTCACGAAGAGCCCAATGGATTTGTACAGTCAGATGGACTTTCTCAGTCCGGACATACTGGGCTTCAAGAGCTACTACGCCTTTCAGGGCCGCTACGCCGTCGTACAGAGGCGAAGCATGGGCGCGCACTCCTTTAACCAGGTACTGGGCTTCCAGCGTCTGGACGAGCTTACGGAGACGCTGGACAAGCACTCCTTCCGTGTTCGGAAGGAGGATTGTCTAGACCTCCCTGACAAGGTCTACATGCGGAGAGAGGTCGATCTTACGCCGGAGCAATCAGACGCATACGCGCAGATGAAGACTCTGGCACTGGCGCGGCTGGACAATGGTGACTTAGCCACTACCCAGAACGTGCTGACACAGATTATGCGTCTACAACAGATATGTCTGGGGAGTCTGACGGATGACGACGGGACCGTTCACCCCCTGAAATCTAACCGGCAGGCCGCACTATTGGACATATGCGACGAGATCCAGGGCAAGGCGATCATATGGGCGACATGGACCCGGGACATTCGCTCGATTGCCGAGGCCCTGCGCGACCGCTTTGGCGTACAAGCGGTCGCAACGCTCCACGGTGAAACCCCTGATTCTGAGCGCCAGCAGGTCGTGGAAACTTTCCAGGACCGGCAATCGGAGTTACGTTTCATCGTGGGGCACCCTAAAACAGGTGGCTACGGTCTTACCCTCACTGCTGCAAACACCGTGATATATTACAGCAACAGCTACGATCTGGAGCTACGGCTTCAGTCGGAGGACCGGGCTCACCGCATCGGGCAGGAGAACAAGGTGACGTATATTGATCTTATATCGCCCAAGACGATTGACGAGAAGATCGTGGACGCCTTGCGAAACAAGATTAAAATTGCGGACCTTGTCTTGGGCGAGGACGCGAGGGAGTGGCTACGGTGACGAAACCCCTAGTTGTCGGCCAGCCGGGTTAGGCTAGCGAGGTCCAGGTGCTGCCGTCAAAGATGCGGGCCGATTTGCGGTGGTCCTTGTCAATATCGTAGCTGCAATGGACCCACCCGCTTGCTGGGTCTCCTTCCTTGTAGAACTCAAGGATTAGCTGGTCGAAGTCGCAATTCTCCATGACCCAGAGCGCCACGTCTTTGTTATCGATGCCCGGCACCTCGAAGTCCACGGCATTTCCTGTGACGTGCTGCGACGTTGGGGACGAACCGATTGCGCGGTTCAGTTCAGGGCAGCGGAACCCGCTGCTGGGAACGAACGGGACGCCATAATGCTCCCGGACAGGCTCAAGGATCTTGCTGCAAAGCACGAGGAGGTTCTCCAGCGCTTCGCCGTTAGGGGTGTTGTCTATCCCCTTGCGCGTTGCGGTAGAAGACTTTGTAAGCTCGCTCAGTGAAAAGTGCGTGGATAACATCATCCGACTAGCTGCCTTGGTTTACATGGGACCGACATGATCCCGGATTCTTCCATCCGGCCTACACCACTACCGGCACCACCTGTTACGTGTCCGCCATGACGAAACTGGGAGAACACCGTATCGTTCGGCCAAAGCCGTGCCCCTTGGGCCATTACGCTGTCGTCAACGTTCCCGGACAAGCGCCCCGTGGGCCGCGTCCCCAGGGGCTTTGCGTGACTAAGCGCGGATGCGGGAGAGGGGCCGTTGCTCTGAGAAGCATTGGCTGCCATTCGTCGGGCCGGTGGCTGCAAGGAAGTCTGGGGGCCAGGGCTGTAACCTTCGTCCACTCCCTGATACGAAGGCCTTTGCAGGCCGGGAGGAGCGGATGACTGGTCGACGGGGGTGTACTCTTCGTCAAAGGCCTCTTCTAAGGTCTCCTTAGTAAACCGACTCGCAGCACCGGGCCTTTTTTGAAACCCGCGATACACGGCTTTCGGCACGTTAGGGATGTCCACAAGGAATTTTGCAAAGGTGTCTACAAACCCGGTGCCTAAATCAAGCGTCGTCCTACTTAGATCAACTGCTTTTTGAGGGGTGAGGGCGGCCTCTATGACAATATCTTTGATAACATTCCCGGTTATGTTTTTCCCTACGCCCCGGAGGTAGCGAGCGCCCGCACCTGCCGCAACAAGGCTGTTTATAAAACCAACTCTTTCTGCGGCTTGAAGACCCAGGATGCGGCCTAGATTCCCCCAAGCTTCCATGTTGAGGGAATCTTGTATCTCAATCTTAGTTTCAACACCACCACCGCGACGGGTCATTAATCCAGGCTCAAAGGCGACTTCGGCCAGTCTGTCTAATCCATCAAGGAGGTTGGGGTTGTCGGGGAAGACTTCTTGAATAATAGTTCGGACTTTGGGATTCGCCATTACTTCCCTAAAGGACACCGGGTCAAAAGCACTGGCTCGGATGTCCCCAACAGTAACTTGGAGAGAATCTGTCTTTGTCGTAGAACGACGGAAAAGCTCCGCTATTACAGATGACTTAAACCCGTTCTGCGCCGGTTTGTTGTCGCCGAGTATTGAAAGAAACTCTTTAATTTGTGTTTGGGGCTGTGCGTTATTGGCATCCGTGACCATGTCAAAAAGTTTACGAACAGCCTCTCCGGGGTCGGCTTTTATGACTTGAGCAAACATAGAGTCTTCAGCGTATTGTTTGCGCCGGAACCCCAGATAATCCACGTAATCGTCTATGGTAGAGCCGTTCAGGCTTATACTGCCGTTGTTTACCAACTCAGTTAGTTGTGTTCTTGCTTTGTCTCTCAGAAGGTTGTTCAGTACCGACACCTGCTCAGTAAGACCGTCGGCCTTCGTAAGCAATCTGGGAACAATAGACCGTCCGTTAGATTCTAAGAAGTTTATTACCGACCTGTTTTCTTGCCGGAAAGAGTCTAAAGACTTGGAATCCACCCCCCCTGTAAATTGCAACGCCATGCGTTCAAGAAGTACGTTCTCAGCAAGTCCCAGCGCGCGGGGCGACGGGGTTGCCCCGGTCGGTATTTGTAGTTGCGAGAGGCCGCCGGGTATGTCGCCTTGAGATACCCTCACAAAAGGAGAGTCCGGACGATTCAGAAGAGAACTCTCGCCTTGGATGCCAAAAAGGGCTTCGTCAAAAACAGCTATCGGAGTGCCTTCAGCGTCCAGTTGGACAACTCCATTGGCATCTTTTTTTATTGTAACATAATCAGGAAGCTCCATAGTTGCTTCCCAAAGCTTTCTTACAGCGCTATCTCCAGCGCGGATGGAGGCTCCAGCGGGTAAAGTTACGTCCGGAAGAACCTCCGCCTCCGTGACAAAGTTCACGCCCTTTTGAGTCATGCTCTCTGCCTGGGCGTCCAATACCCGATGCTTTATAGTAGAGGCCTCCTTGGCAACGCCTAGGCTGACAGCGTCCAAACCGGGGAAGACCTCTGTAGAAACAAGCTGCTCCACCACTTTTCTGGCCTGCAAAAGGTTCCTGTAGCGAATACCTTTCTTATCCGGTTCGTTCCTCATAGCAGTCGCTATATCCGAAACAACATCAGTAACATCTTGGGCCGATGTTGGGCCGTCTAGTCTCCCGCCCTCAGGAAGAGGCTCGCTGTCCCCCAGGTATCTCGATGTAATATCATCGATTTTACTCTGGGCCTTACTTGCGGCATCATCTAACGGGGTAATTTTTTTGTATAAGGCCTTGATTGCCGGAGAGGCTGTGGTGCCGTCGCCCAACAGGGCTATAGCCCTCTTCTGCTGTGCTATACTGTTGAAAACACTTTGGTATCCTCGTGGTGCAAGACCGGCAGCCGCCGCACTTAGCTTCCAGTCAATGTCTGGGTTTCCTTCAAAATCGGCTATCGCACGAACGATACTGTCGTCGGGGGCATTCTGTTTTGCCCTTTCGATGAACTCATCAAGGGACCGGGTCTTTTCTTCGAGATCGACCCTCTCTTTTACGAGTGTGTCGTCTACAGATTTTTGAAGCTCCGCCCGTTCTGCTACCGCAGTGTTCCTTTGTCGTTCTAGGTCGGTAATCCGGCCTTCCGCCCCGGATGCCGCGTCCCCTTGTTTTTGCTGCTTTTTAATAACAGCCAAGATAGAGTTGCCACCGGCAATCTGGGCAATCTCCTTGGCGTTTCTCCCGGGATTAGCCACCTCTGCTTTGGTAAGGCTTCTTATCTCGCCAGCGGCCCATTCTGACGGAGTCATCCCGGCTATAGGTTCTCCGTTGGAACCCACGGATCCGTCCGGGAAAACTATATCGGTTTCCGATTTTGCATTTATTCCATCGACCCTGCCGTAAGCGGCTTTTTCAAAGCCTCGGAACTCTCGACCCACGTCGTCGTACTGCCCTCTTAGTAGACTGCCTACATGTAATTTCTCATCGGAACTTAGTTCATCTACTGATTTAAGACCCCTCTGACGCAAGAGACGGTCTATTTTTTTGTTCCAGAACTCTATGCGCACGTCCGCCGCTTCTCGGGCCGACTCTAACGTCCGCCGCATGTTGCTCCCAAGATCCGCTTTAAGGTTATTTACAGAGTCCTCTAGTTCCGGAGTCAGAAAGG